AATTCAAATTCAAATTCAAATTCAAATTCAAATTCAAATTCAAATTCAAATTCAAATTCAAATAATTTTTTAAATAATTTTTTTAAACCAATTAAAAAAAAATAAACCTAAATAAGTATATTTAAAAAAATATATATTTATATTTTTATTTATAATAAAATTTTTATTTATAATAAAATAATAATGAATTATTTTATTGGAACAATATTTTTTTATTTTTTATTTATAAATAATTTTATTTTAAATAAATCTATATATAATTTCGAATTAACAGCTTTTAATACTTCAAAATTAGATTCAAATAAAGATTCTAAATCAATATATATAAATAAAAACCATCATTTAAGAAATAATGATATAGAAATAAAACAACTAAAAACAAATAATTTAATTAGTTTAAAAGGTATAATTGATGAAACAACAGTAAATAAATTTTTAATTGAATTTATATTACATAAAAATAAAGAAAATTTGTATATTTATATTGATAGTACAGGTGGAACTGTTGAAGATGGCTATAAAATTATTACTGAATTTCAAAAATATAATGTATCTTGTATAGCAGAAAAAGCATATAGTATGGCTTTTGTAATATTTCAAACTTGTCATAATCGTTTTTTAGTACCTCATGGAAAATTAATGCAACATCAAATAAGTTTTAGTATTACAAATGATTTTGAAAGAGTAAAAAATTATATAGAATTTATCAATCAAATTGAAAAAGATTTATTAAATATTCAATCTTCAAGAATTGGTATGTCATCAAAAAAATTAAAAAATAAAATAAATAATGAATGGAGGATGTTTGGTAAAAACGCAATAAAACAAAATTGTGCAGATAAAATAGTTAATGTTGAATGTAATGAAGAATTAATTGATGAATCATATATAATAAACGACGGTTATTATTATTATATTTATTCAAAATGTCCAATAATATCTCATTATTTAAATAAAATAGAAATTGTTCAATAATATTCTGTAATATTCTGTAATATTCTGTAATATTCTGCAATATTCTGTATATGTGATGCTTATATGAAAAATTATGGATTCATTAATTCATTAATTCATTAATCCATTAATTCATTAATCCATTAATCCGTAATTTCTCATATAAGCATCACTATTTACATCTCTTCCTCTAAATTCTTTAAATACTTTTAATGGATTTGTACCTCCTCCTTTTGCCAATATTGTATTTCTAAATTTCATTCCCAATTCTTGAATCTTTTCATCGTTATTTAATCCTGTTTCACTAAAAGCACTAAAAGCATCCAAAGACATAATTTCAGCCCAAATATAACTATAATAACCTGCTGAATATCCACCGCTAAATATATGCTCAAATGAACATAAAAATCTATCATTTTTGTCAATATTTTTAGCTAAATATTTTCCGGCAATATTCTTTTCAGCTTTATATATATCTTCAATTTTATTAGAAAATACATATAAATCTAACATACTAAAATAAATTTGTCTATTAATTCCATTAGCTACATGAAACTTTTTTTGTTTTATTAATTTATTATATAAATCTTCTGGTAATATTTCACCTGTTTGATAATGCTTAGCAAAACTCATTAATGTTTTTTTATCATAGCACCAATTTTCCATAAATTGAGAAGGCAATTCAACAGCATCCCATTCAATTCCATTAATTCCAGAAACATGACCTTCATCAACATTTGTTAACATATGTTGTAACCCATGTCCAAATTCATGAAATAAAGTTTCCATTTCACTTAAAGTCATTAAAGATGGCTTACCATTTAATGGTGGTGTTCCGTTTAATATTAAATAAGCAACTGGTTTTGTTTTTAAATTTTTACTTTTAATTAAACATTCATCCATCCAAGCTCCACCTTTTTTTTCTTCAGGGCGTACAAATGGGTCTAAATAAAAAGAAGCAATTTCTTTTTCCAAATCTTTTTTATCATAAACTCTAAAATATTTAACTTCAGAATTCCAAACTTCAATATTTTCTTCTTTTACATTAACTTCAATTATTTTAATAGAAAACAATTTTTCACTTAATTCAAATAAGCCATTTAATACATTTTCAAATACTAAATATTTTTTTAATTCTTCTTCATCAAAGTTTAATTTTTCTTTTCTTAATTTCTCACTATAATAAGGCACATCCCATAAATCTACCTTTTTTAATTGAAAATGAGTCTTTAACTCCTCAAAATCTTCTTTTCCTTTTTTTTTTGCCTTTTTAGAAATATTTTTTAATAATTTATTTATTTTTTTTTCATTAGCAATTTTTCTAGCAAGTGAAACTTCTACATAATTTTTATAACCTAATAAATCAGCCATTTTTTGATGTAAATCTAATATTTCATAAATTAAATCTGTATTATTGTATTTTCCATGACTTGCTTTTTTAATGTTTTCAATAAATATTTTTTTTCTTTTTTTAGAATCAGGATAATATGTCATAAATGGAATCAAAGATGGACCATCTAAACTAATAACCCATGGACCATTCTCTGGTGTTGATTTCATTTTTTCTTTAATAGCATTTTCAGAATATAATTCCAACGCACTAGCAGGTAATTGACTCATATAATCATCTTTTTTAATAACTAATTTATATTCTTTAACAGCATCCAAAACATTGTTTTTAAATTTTGTTTCTAAATCACCTAATTTTAATTGAATATCTAAAAAATCTTTTTTTTTAGTTTCTTCCAAATTAACTCCATTTAATTCCATACTTAAAATTTCACCATCAATAATTCTTTTCTGAATACCATTTAATTTTTGCTGTTTTGCTTTTTTTAAACAAGTATATAATGTTGTTGATTGTTCAATATTACTGTTTATTTTAATTATTTCAGGGTTTATTTTATCATAAATATTTCGTAAATTATCATTATTTTTAACACTATTTAAATGAGAAATAATTCCCCAATAATAATTTAATGGAAATTGTATTTTTTCTAATTCATAAACAACTAATTTATAATAATCTTTTTCTGCTATTTTCATTTTATCTTCTAATTCATTAAAATCTGTTTTTAATTTACTTAAAATAATTAAAGCATTTTTTTCTATATCATCATTTTCTATTTGAGTAAATAGTGGTAAATTATTTTCGTTTTTTATATTATTTAATTTCATTTTATTTACATATTAATAATAATTAGTTTTTAAATTAAAAAAAATGATAAAATATAAATTATTTTAAAATAAATAAAAAATAAAATTATAATCATATTATAAATTAATAATGAAATATTTTTTATCTCTTTGCTGTATAATTAAAAATGAAGATTATTTAGAGGAATTTTTAATTTTTTATATGATTTTAGGAGTAGAACACTTTTTTTTATATGATAATGAATCAACAATTCCATTAAAAAAAAAATTACATCAATCTATATTTAAAGAAAAATGTACAATTATTGATTTTCCAGGGAAATGTAAGCAATTAGATGCTTATGAAGATTGTTTAAAAAAAACAAAATTATTAAGTACATGGCTAATTATTGTAGATGCTGATGAATATATTTTTCCTAAAAAATGTTTTAATTTAAGAGAATTCTTAAGAGACTATAAAGATTATCAAGCAATTGGTATAAATTGGATTATGTTTGGTTCAAATAATCATATAGTAAAACAACAAGGATTTTTAACAGGTAAATATACTAAATGTGGAAATTTTAATGTTCATATAAAAACAATTACAAAACCTTTATATACAATTTCAATGGATGGTGTTCATAGTGTAAAAACTATAAACTCGAATAAATTTGTTGATCCTGGTAAAAATATAATAAGTGGTTCATTTAATAAGAATGATAATACACATATTATTCAAATTAATCATTATTGGGGTAAATCATTGGAAGATTATAAAATTAAAATAAATAGAGGAAATGCTGATGTATTAAAAAAAAGAGAATTTTTTAAAAATTATATGAATTTATATAATAATAAAGAAGATTTACTATTTAAAAAAAAATATTTAAAAAATATTAAATTATTTTTTGATAAATATAACATACCTAAAAAAAAATAAATGTATAAATAAATGTATAAATAAATGTATAAATAAATGTATAAATAAATGTATAAATAAATGTATAAATAAAATATTTTATATATTAAATATCAAATAGTATTATTTCTTTTCAAATTAATATATAAATTAAAATTATATATTTTAATTTATATTATATATATGAATAAAGAAATAATATTGAATAATTATTCAATAGATTTTATTTTAAGTTTATATTTTGATAATTTACAAAAAAATAAGAATCTACAAGATATTATTGATTTAAAAAATCTAGATTTTTTTACATTTAATAAAAAATCAGATGAAGAAATAGAAGAAATAGAAAATAATTATAAAAATATAATTGATTATTCAATAAAAAATGATATATTAAAAAATTATTATATTGATGAAATTTTTGAATTTCATAATAATTCAAAATGTATAATAATAAAAAATAATTTTATAATAAATAAAATATATTTATTTTCTATAACAAAACATAATCATCATTTTTTTAAAAATATGTTATTAAATAAAAATAGATTAAAATTTTTACCAGTAAATTTAAAATGTATAAATAAAAAAGATTGTAAAATATATCATGGTGTATATGATGAATTATTTAAAAAACATTTTTTTAAAAATATAAAAGAGTATTTATTAAAATTAGATAATTCAATTAGTATTCAACTAATTGGAAAATCTATTAATGGAATGACAAATATTGTTTTAGGATATTTAATAAGTATGTTATTAAAAAATAAAATTAATATTTATAGTTATTCTATATGTAAATTTTGTAATCAAGATTTTATAGATGAAATAGAAAAAAAAGAAAATATTAAACTTAATATAATTAATCATAAATATGATGCTGTTCAATTATTAGTAAAACCTTTTACATTAAACTTTAAAAATTTAATAATATTAAATAAAGATAAATTAATCATTCAAAATAATATAGATGAAAATCAAGATACTATTATAAATAAAAATTTTATTTATAATATATTTTCATTTTCTTTAAAATATCATTCATCTATACATTTTTTTGAAGATTTATTAAATTATAAAAATGAAGATAAATCAATAAAAATAAATGTTAAAAAATAAATGTTAAAAAGTAAATATTTAAAAATAAATATTTAATATATTGTATGACAAATACATTTAATTGTATAAGATGTACATTTCAAACAAATAAAAAAAGTATTATTATAAAACATTTGGAAAAAAAAAATAAATGCATAAAAAATGTAAGTATATATTTTCTTCCTGATGATTTAATTTATGAATTATGTTTAAATCCGATAAATAATGAATTTAATGAATTTCAATGTAAAAATTGTTTAAAAAATTATATTTCAAAATATAATTTGAATAGACATAGTAAAAATTGTAAAAATTGTATAAATAAAGATAAAAAAAATAATTTATTAGTTAAATATAAATTATTTAATTATTTAGATATAAAAAAATATATTAATGATTTTTATAAATTAACAATATTAAAATATTTTGAAGAAAATAAGATATATTTTTCATTTAAAAGACCTTGGAATTTAAGTCATATTGATTTATTAACAAAAAAGTTATTATATATATCAAATGATAAATATAGTGATTTATTGAGAAAAATATTAGAAAATGATAAAAATATAAATATAATTTATGATAAAAATGAAAATTATGGATATTTTATAAATGATGTAAATGAAATAGAATCAATTAATAAAAAAACAATTGTTAGTAAAACAATTGAAAAAATACTAAATACATTTACAATATTTAAAAAAGATTTAGAAGACAATAACAAAATAATTGATATCAATTTATTATATAAAGAGCATGAAATTATCAAAGATAAATATAATTTATTTTTAAATAGTGAAATAATAAGAGAAAAAGTTGAAACAATTATATTAAATTTATATAATGAAAAATTTCATGAAATTCAAGAAAATGCTTTGTATGAATTAAATAATAAAAATTTAGGTTTTTAATGTATTTATCGTATTTTGCACTATATTATAATATGAAAATTATTTTTTATTCATATAATTAATTTATTTATTAAATAATTATGTAATTAATTACCTATTAAATTATTATATTTATTAATTAATCCACCATATTCTGTTGAACTATCAGCAGAAGTAGATTTTGATGTACTCTTATTATTATTATTATTATTTTTATTATTATTATTATTATTATTTTTATTATTATTATTATTTATTGGATTCATATAATTTACACTTCCAGAAGTTAATGCTGATTCATTTAAATATGTAACATATGATACATCATATGAAGTTAAAAATTTAGGAAATTCAAATTTATGTTGATAATATTTATTATTATTAGTATCTACATATAAATTATACCAATCAGAAGTATTTCCACCAATTGTATCTTCTTCTAATTCCCATATTTGACCATTATAATAATAATATTCAAATATTATTTTCCCATAAGTATATCCTATTTTAGTATCATATGTTGTATCTTCAATAGTAAAATTACCTGTTGGTAATAATCCGTATTGATAAATAAAATGTCCTATTTGATTACTATATTTTCCAATATTAAATTTATTATAATTTCCATTTAAACCTTCAAAAAATGTTAAAGATTTAATAACAATAGGTGACTTATTAGAATTAATAAATCTATCATATAATTTTGTATTTAATAAAGGACTATTTAATCTAAATATACCTAATTGATTTAATGATTCAGTATCATATATATATTTTTGATTTATATAATCAAAACCTAATATAAATTTATTTATAATTAATCCGCCATTATATGGTAAATTATTTAATATACTATTAATTGATTCATTACTTATTGGGTCATAATAATAACCTTCTATACCTAACCATTTTTGAGGTAATCCAAGTTTTACTGAATTACTTAAACTAACTAAATCAGTTTTATAATATTTAGAATATATACTATAATTTTCAATAATTTGTGAAATAACTGATTGTAATATAAAAGGATTTAAAGCAACTGTATATTGTTGATTATTTCCAACTTTTCCATTAATAATACCACTTACAGATAATTCATTATTTTTAGATAAAAACAAAGGTGACCCTGAAATTCCTTCATTTATATGAAGATCAACTAAAACAGAATTTGGAATAATATATGAATTTTCAATAAATGAACCAGTAAAATTTGGATCCATTATTTTTCCGTTTAAAAATGTTCTATTATCTAAGGTTCCTAAATGTCCAATAACATCAACTTCATCTCCTATTCTTAATATACTATTGATATCTATTTTTAATTTTTTATAAGGTGTTAAATCAATATTAAAAACTTTATTATAACTTAATTCAGGATCGAATAATCCTACAAGAACATCACTATGTATATCTCTTCCAATTACTTTAAATTCAGCGCTAGTTGTTATTGATTCATTTGTATAATCAAATAGTTCAAAAGATGCTCTAAATGTTTCTAAATTTGCTGATGTGATTAAATGATTACATGTTATTAAATAGATTAGATTAGGATTATTATAATGAGTATATAAAAATCCAGCTCCAATATTACCAGTATTAACAATGCCTACTGATTTTATTATTTTTTGAATATTATTAAGCTCAGGATAAATAAATTTTAATTCATATTGAATAAATTGACCTTTTCTTATATAGTTTTCTTTAATGTTTTCCAAACTTTCTTCTTGAATATTTGCTAATTCGGAATAATATTTATAATCTATATTATTAAGACTTTTATTAGAATTATTAAATATACAATTTACACTGTAATTCACTAAATAATTATTTAAATCTGTTGATTGAATAAAATATTTTTTTAATATTCCAGGGTCACCATAACTTCTAGTTCCTAATATATTACCTGATAAGTTTAATGTTCTATAAACAAAATCAGTAAAAGTTATTAATTTATTAGCATATACATTAAATTCTAAACTGTACAAATGAAAATTAAAATTGTATTTACTATAAATATTATCTTGATTATCAACATAATAATAATCTTGTAATCTTCTTATTTGTGTATCATTATAATAAAATAAATCAAATTGATTTTCTAATAATTCTTTATTTGATACAAACGTATTTAATCCTTGAATATTAAAATATCCACTATGAACGCAACTAGCATAATAATTATTGTAATTTATTACTTTTTGAGTCATAGGATAAAAATATTTTTTTAATTTTTCTAAAACAACAGTTGGTTTGCCATAATCAAATTGATTTCTAATTAAAAAATCGTCAAAAATTTCTAATTTTGTTTTATTTATTAAATGAAAATCAGATGCATATAAATCAAAATTAAATGTATATTTGCTATATATTAATTCTTTTGTTTGTTCATTATAAGCACTAAAATATCTTAAATTACTTAATGGATAATATTCTTTATTGATTGACATATATAATAATAATATATTTTTTTAAATGTTAAAAGTTATAAATAAACTTAGTAATTATATATCAATTACAAAAATTTTATTTATGACTTCAATCAAGTTATATTCAATTATTTTATGATTCCTGTCATTTATAAAAATAAATTTATAATTTTGATTTATTTTTTTATTAGCTTCTATTATTGCGAAAAATAGTTTAATTTTAATAGAATCATCATTTTCATCTATTAATTCAATATTAAATTTAATATTTTTATTTATTAATATAGAAAATTTATAATGTTTTATTTGAATAAATGGTTTTAAATAAACCAATTTATTTTTAAAACAAAAATCATAATCATTTTTTAACAAATTACGATGATGTTTATTATAATAATAACCATCATAAAATGTATTTAACAATATATTTCCATTCTTTTCTTCAATTCTACAGTTTAAATAATTTTTTTTTGGCTCACTAACTATATGTTTTAATTGAATATTTTCATCTTTAAAATGTTCGTAAAATAAACGAGGACCACTAACATGAAGCGGACATTTACCATAAAAACTTTGATTCACATTATTTACTATATGATTAATGATATGTTTATAATGAATATTTTCTTTTTCACTGATTAATAAGGAATTAAATAATAAATTTTCTTTCGTATCTTGACAATATAAATTGAAATCATCAGTGTTTAAAATAGAATGAAATGATTTTCTTACTAAATATTTATTATCTAAATAGATACCACCATATTTATATATAATTAAATATCGAAATAAATCAGCTTTAAATGCACATGGATATAAACTATCATATGCATTTAAAATAAGTTCATTATAATGTGATTTTATAAATATTCTACATTCAATATCATTATAAAAATAATAATCAAAATCTGGATTTAAATCAATTAAAGATTGAACACAATTAAAATGAGAGTTATTATGATAATTATTATTTATATACGTTTGAAAAATATTTGTAGGAATTTTTAAACTTTTATTTTCTTTTTTAATTAGCTTTAATTTTGTTTTTAAATTCATTATTTTATAATTTTTATTACAACTTCCTAAAAATATGCTTTCGTATATATGTTCATCATGAATATCATATATTTTTAATTTTAATTCTTCAGACCAACCAAATTTTAAATTATCAAATTTGCGTATTATTATCTTAAATTTGTTAGTATGTAAATAATAAATAATTATATTAAAGTCATCATAAACATTAAATAATTCATAATTATTTAATATAAAATGATGATTACTTTTTTCTTTAAATGATTCTATTTTCTTTATTTTATATAAATCCATAATTATATAAAAATTTAATTAAAAAAATATAAACTATATAATTTTTTTTATCATTTATAATTATATGGATAATAACCCAAATCTAGATATTATAAAAAATCAATACCAAGAAAATAATATAGGATTAGGTATTAATTGTTTTGAAAAAAATTGTAAAGGTTATCAAAATACAAGCATTGGTTCTTATTGCTTACAGAAAAATGAATTATCACATAATAATACTGCGATTGGATTTAAATCCTTATTACATTCTAAAGGTAAATATAATAGTGCTTTTGGTGCTTTAAGTGGTCAAACTTTAGTAAGTGGACAAAAAAATGTTATTATTGGAAAACACGCAGATGTAGATGATGAAGATTCATTAAATAGAATTGTAATAGGTCAAGGAGCTATTGGATTTTATGATAATAGCGTAACTTTAGGAAATCGATTTGTAAAAAATGTTTATATGAGTCAGCTTAAAAATGCTACTGTTCATTGTGGTGGAGTATATATATATGATTCTTCATCAAAATTTAAATATAAATTTCCTGAAAATGACGGTTTAAATGGACAATATTTAAAAACAGATGGAAATGGAAATTTAACTTGGAATTATCATCAAATAGTTCAAAATCATATACATAGTCAATCAACAGCCCAACTTGATTCAGGTTATAATTTAGCAATGGGTATAAATGCGTTAAGTAATATAACAGGTGGTACTTATAATTGTGCTTATGGTTATGAATCATTATTAAATTTACAAAATGGTCATGAAAATATTGCTTATGGTGCTTTATCCGGATTAAATTTAGTTAATGGTTCTCAAAGTGTTTTTCTAGGTAAAAATACTAAATCATTTTCAAATAATTCAAATAATGAAATTGTTATAGGTTGTAATTCAAATGGATTAGGTTCAAATAAGGCTGTTATTGGAAATAATGATATTACTCATTTTTGGTGTTCTGAAGATGGTGGTGCGTTAGTATATGGAGGTTCGTTTATTTCTACATCAGATAGACGATTTAAAAAAGATATAAAAACAATAAATATTGGATTGGATTTTATTAATAAATTAAATCCTGTTTCATTTAAATGGAAGAAAGATAAAATTAAAGGTGAAACAAGATATGGTTTTATTGCTCAAGAAGTTGAAGAAACCATGAATTTTTTTAATATGAAAGAAGAAGATTATTTATTAGTGGATTATAATCAAGAAACTGATAAATATAGCTTAAATTACACTGAATTTATTTCTCCCATTATTAAATCTATTCAAGATGTTTATGTTGATTATAATCAAAAACTAAATATTCATACTGATAGATTTAATTTTATTGAAAATGCTATAAAAATAAATCATCAACAATGTGATTCATTAGAAAAAAAAGTAAAAACTTTAGAAGAACAAACAAATCAAAATAACAATCAAGATTTAAAAGCAATTCAAGAAAAACTTACTTCATTAGAAAATGTAAATAATCAAGATTTAAAAGCAATTCAAGAAAAACTTACTTCATTAGAAAATGTAAATAATCAAGATTTAAAAGAAATTCAAGACAAGTTAAAAACTTTAGAAGAACAAAAAAATCAAAATAACAATCAAGATTTAAAAGAAATTCAAGA